TCAATTTGTGCATATTTTTTTTCAAATGTTTTATACTCAACCAAAACTAATCCACAATGATTGCATCTTCCTGCTCCTAAATTTAAATTAAAACTAAAACATTTATCGGTTTTCTTTTTACGTTCTGCTGAACATTCTGGACAAACCATTTGATTTTCTCCATTTTTATGAACGTCAATAGTATATTCTTTTTTATCTACTAAGTTAATTACTTTTAAATCTGCCATTTTAGTAAACCATTTTTAGAGGTGAGTTTGTATCAATTATTTTATTTTCAGGTTTAAACCAAACTGCTTGAGCTTTTTGTTTCCAGTTCTTAACTTTATTTCCTTTGCTATCTTTCCAAGAAGCTACGGAATAATAATCATAAAACTTTTGAGCTGTTATTTCAGAATATCCATTTTCAAAAAAATAAAGTTTAATATCGTTTATATTTATTTCTTTTTCTTCTTCTTCTTTTATTCTTATTTCATTCTTATTCTTATTCTTCTTTGTTGAAATTCGTTGAACGGTCGTTGAACGGTCGTTGAGCAATCGTTGAGCGGTCGCTCTACTTTCCGCACTTTTCTTACCATTGGCAGAGTTTACTTTTGATACATGATTAGCATCAATTAACTGTTCATCTAAGAATTTAATTGAAATTATATCATTTTCTACTTCAACAAATGTATTAATTAAATTTAATAATTCAACAGGATTTTTATATCTTTTATTAATATCATCAATAGTTAAATTGCCATCACGTTGCCAATACAAAGCACAAATATTAATAAATAAACCTTGAGTTGATAAAGATTCAAAAACAATATCACCAGTCATCCATTCAGATACTGTAAATTTAAAATATGGGAAATTCTTTGCCATTTTATGTAATAAAAAAACCCATGCCTTTGGAGTTCGGGCTCCGCTGGCAATGGGTTAATAAGTTAGTTAATTTAGATGGTTCCCGAAAACCTTAACTTTAACAAAGATAGTAAATTGTTTTTTAATAAACTAATTATTTTAAAAATTATTATATTCTATTATTTTATAATCATTGTTATCAATATGAATAATATAGCAATTATTTATTTCATACTCTTTACACATTGATTTGTATAAACTTAACTGTAATGAATAATGGTAATAGTTTGAATCAGGATAAATTGAATATTCTCCTAACATAAATTTATTATAAGAATCTTTTTCTATTTTATTATTTGTTTTCCAATCTAAAATAAAATATTCATTTTTTTTATTTTTAGCTATGCAATCAATTTGACCAGCTAATTTATCATTATAAACAATAAATTCAGTTTCAATTGGAGTTAATATTTCAGTTTCAAAATAATCATTAATAAATTTTTTAACTACATTTTCTTTGTTTGAAATTCCTAAAAGTTCAATTTTATTATTTAAAATATAATTTTCAAAAATAGTATGACAAGCTATTCCATTTTTAATTGATACATCGGCTTTATCTTTCCATTCTTTTAAAACTTCTAATTTATCTAATCCATGTTTTTTAGCAAATCTTTCAGCAATTAAATCAGAATCAAATTTATTTTTAAACTTAGAAATATAATTTGTAACGCTTTGTAATTTATTACTACCTAAATAGTAAGTGTGTGTTTCAGGATTAAAACACACACATTTATCTTTACTATATTTCATCTTTGCATTTAGTAAAATTACTATCATTAAATAAAGATGCTAATCCTGTAATTTGTTTTAACCTTAAAAGTTCATCTTTATCCATACCAATATGCTTAATTATCCATGCATCACTCATTCCACTTTGAGTTAATTCAGCTACAATATTACTCATTAGTTCTATTGAATGTGAACCTCTTGCTCTATTATGTCTAATAGTTGATGCCATCCTATCAGTAATATCTTTATTAATAACAACTACAGGAAGTAAACCATTTTCTCTTTCATTTATTCTTTCACTTGTTTTTAATACTGTATATCTATGGAATCCATCGACTATCTCATAAATATCTTCATTTTCTAAGTAGTAGCATACTACAGGCATAGTATACCCATCTTCCCAAATAGATGTTTCTAATAATTTCATTTCAGGTGAAGCTACTGAATTTGGATTATAAGCATTTGCTCTAATCTTTTCTAAAGGCACAGCCTTAACATTGTAAACTGGTGATTTCATAATTATATTGTTTTATATTTTATTTCTGCTTGTTTTCTTAATTGTAATTCATTTTTAGTTAATGAAAATCCCATGTATTTACATAAATGGTCATTTTTCATTATACAAATACACATTCTTTTATATGTTGGAATATCTTTAGCTTCAACAATATCTATAAAATCTAAGTATTCCATTTTAACAGGTTTTTTTATTGTATTATAATTTGTTTCATTTACTAATTCATGAGGTATATTGTATTCTTTTAGTTTATTTATTACTATTTCATCTAAACAACCACCTTTATTTTTCCAAAAACTTATTGAAGTTTCAAGTTTTTTTTTATAATTATTACTTACTACTTCTGGAAGTGTAGATAAAAGAAATTCCATATAACTTTTCCATGTATGTCCTTTTGGTAATTTAATTGAGTGCCATCCCATTGCTGTGGTACCTCCATATAATCCAGTAAAATTAACACCATTAACTCTACCTATTAATTTACCCCATGTATTAGGTTCTATTATTCTATAAAGTTTTAAACTATCTTGAGCAGTAGATAAAAATGGACTAGCAACTCTCATTTGGTCTATTGTAATACCAGATTGATGAAATAAATCATATAATTTATTATAACTCCAATTAAATTTACAATTTGCAGTCCAAATATCTTCTGTTATCCAATCATAAATAGGATAAGCATTATAAATATTTTCACCCATTTTTTTAGTCCATTTAATTTTTTTGTATTTATTTTGGTTTTTATCTGAATGAATAGCTCTCCATCTATTTAAACTTTCTTGTGTTCTAATTCCAACTAAACAACATGTTTTTTTTGCATTATTTTTTTTATGAATCCATGAACTAAATTTATCCTGAAATTCATAATCCCATATATCTGTATTATAAAAATCAAAATTTTCTTTAGTATAACAATTTATAGGTAATTCTGAAACCCATATATCTTTTTTATTTTCATCAAAAGGTCTCCAAAAAGTTTCATGCATTGATGTACATGTTGTTACTTTAAAAGGTATACAACATCTATATACTTCACATATATCTAAATTTTCAGATAATACTTTATTTACATATTCAGTAGTCATTGTATATTGAGCTTCATAATCTAAATGAAAAACACCTATTTTTCTATCTAATTTATTATCTCTAATATAATCAATAACAGAATTAAGCATAACACCACTATCTTTACCTCCAGAAAATGAAACATAAATATTATCAAATTCTTCAAATATTATTTTTAATCTATTTTGAGTTGCTTCGTATACATTCATAAATTTAATTTTAATTGTTTATTTTTAATTATTCTTTGTTCTATTTCTATTCTTTTTAACATTGAATATGTTTTACAATATGTTTTATTAAAACCTAATGATAATAAAGCTAAATCATTTTTTAATATTGCTTTACATATTCTTCTATAACTAGGAACTAAATCATTTTGTTCTAATTCAATTGGAGCTTCATCTGGTATTCCGTTTGGATAACATCTTTTTTCCCATTGATTAATATAATTTCTGATTTTTTCTTCTGTTCCCATAATTTAATATTATTTTCTGCTTCATTATTTGCTAAATCTTGTTGTTCTTTTGTTAAATATTTCCATGCTAATCGAGTTATATTTTCACTTATTTTAAATTTAAATGAAACTGCACAATGACCTAAATAAGCTTTTCTATTTATTGATTTATTACTTAAAAAATTTTCACATGAATAAAACCAATAATTAATAACATCATTCATTGATTTTCCATATTCTAAATAATTAGAAGTAAATTCAATAGCTTTATTTAATTGTATTTCATTGTTTGTTTTAATCCACATTCCATTTTTATAACATTCCCACTTTTCGTAATGGTGATAAATTCTGTTCATAGTATTACTTTTAGGTTTTTAGATTCACAATATTGTTTACTAAAGACTAAAGTAACAATATAGTAACCTGTTTTTTCATTTAAACACAATCGAGGTTTTAAGATTGGATTTGTTTTTTTAAACTCTTTTAGAGCTTCATAAATTGTTTTCATTTGGTAGTATTTAATTGGTTAATATTTTACAAATATAATTTATTTATTTTGAATAAAAAAATATATTTTCAAATATTTACTATTTCAAATGAAATAAAGTCGTTATTTTTTGTAACTAATTGTTTTTCAATATGTAAAATTTCAATATGTTTATCATTAATATTATATTTCTTTTGTAAAATATCTAAAAAAGGCTTTAAAATATTATCTATATCACTTGCTTTATTTGAAAATCCAACTATTATATTAACTCGATAAGGTGGATCTATTATGTATAAATTAGGTAATAAATTTAACATGATAGTTTCATAATTTAAATAATCTTTAGTTTTAAATCTGCGACCTTGCCAACACTTATTTACTGATAATGGTTTTATATTAATTTTATTCATATTGCAAATGTAATTAAAATGTTTATATTTGTTGAAAACTTATAAATATGGCAATTAATCGATTATTCTTTGATATTGAAACAAGTCCATGTTTAGGATGGTTTTGGCGTCCTGGTTATCAAACTAACCTCAACTATGGTAACGTTATTGAGGATGCTAAAATAATTTGTATCTGTTATAAATGGAATTACTCGCCTAAAATTTATTATTTAAAATGGGATAAAAACCAATGTGATAAAGAAATGATGATTAAATTTATTGAAATCATGCATAAAGCTGATGAGATAGTTGGTCATAATTCAGATAGGTTTGATACTAAATGGTTAAGAACCCGAGCTATGATACATGATATTGATATGATGCCAGACTTTAAATCAATTGATACATTAAAACAAGCTAGGCAGTTATTAAATTTACCTTCTAATCGTTTGGATAGTATTGGTAAATATTTTAATTTAGGTCAAAAGTTAGAGAATGAACCAAACCTTTGGCATAAGGTATGGAGAGAAAATAACCAAGCTGCATTGATGCGAATGGTTAAGTATTGTAAACAGGATGTTAATTTATTAGAGCAATGGTTTGATAAGTTAAATAAATATATGAAGCCTAAAACACACGCTACTGGTGTTAAATGTGATTGTCCTGAATGTGGTTCTGATAGCATTCAATTAAGAGGCTTTAGAGTAAGTTCTTTAGGTAATAAAACACAAAGAGCTAAATGTAATGATTGTAATAAATGGTTTGCGTATTCAACTAATAAATTCAAATTAAAGTAATGGCACTGTTCAAATTTAGAATTATAGACAAACACGAAACTCAGGAATTTAACGAAGATGGGCAACTTATATGTATGCCTAATGGCGAATGGGTTGTTTTTAACTTTGCTTTAGAAACTTCTGAAACTGTTATAATTTCATTCAGGAGTTACATTTTATTTGATAGTGAAGGTAATCCAAAAGAATGTACCAAAGTATATTTAAGTGATGATAGTTATTTATTTGCTGTTAATAAATTTGATACCTTTGAAAAGAATTATTTAGAGAATTATATCCCTTTATTTGCAGAATGATTTTATTACAAATATATCATTTAATGATATAAATGTTATAATAAAGTTTTTAAATATTCTTTAACTTTATCCCAAAATACAACCTGTTCTAACTCTTCAAAGTTATTGGTGCTTCTACCATGAATAAGATTATGACGATATAAAGTATTACGATATTCTTTACATTGCCAAATAGCAATTTCAATACCTGTTTTATCAGTAGTACAGTTTCTGCAAAGCATTCTGTTTATTTCAGTAACCATTGTAACTGCTTTTACTTCATGTTTTTCCATTAGTTATATCTTTTAATTGTTTAAATATACTTTCTGATTGATTGCCCCAAAACATTTCGCATTCATTATCTTTAAATGGAGCATCGATAAACCAACTTTGATAAATCGGATTTCCAGTTGATGTAAATCTAAAACAATTATCTTTTAGTGGGCAATCTTTACCTTCGCATTTCGTTATATCACTCATTTTTTATGTATTTTTAAAAGCATTAAGTAACCTATCAAATCGGTTAGGTTATCCTCATTAAAACCTGTTAAGCCTACTTTATTAATTCTGCTTAATTTGTCATTTACCCTTGCTATGATGCCAATTTCAACTTGCTTACTTTTATCAATACCATCCACATTTATAATCCATTCGGAGTTAAATATTGAGCCGTTGTAAGATATATTTTTAGCAATGGCA